GGACTTAAGGAAGTTATCTAGCTGCATTACAAATAACTATTTCCAATATTATTCTACACGAACAAGATTCTCTTTAAAGATTTCATCCCAATCAATACGTTTAATTGCACGTAGTTGTTCAAGCTTCAAGAACTTCTCTCCCATCATAGAAGATTGCAGATCTTTAATATCACGTGCTGTTTTAAGGCCAACACCAGGAAGAGCATCAGCAATCTGACGTGCACTGGCAGTATTGATATTAATCCGAGTATCAACAGGGAACGTTTCTTTTTTGGCAGGAATTGGTGGGTTAACACCTTCTGCTTTTAATGATTCAGTAAGACGTTCTTCTGTTTTAATTTTTTCAGTTGTTGCTTCAAGATGGGGTTGAAGATCATCTTCATGAACATAAAGAACTTCATCTTGAGCATCAACGCACATTACAATTCCATCTCCATGTTTGGAGATCATTTCAACAAGAGAACCCGTTGGTTTGTATTGATAGAGCATTTAAGCAATAAGAGCTATCAATACAATACCAAACTTTATCCATAAATAAACAATAAAAAAGGCCGGTCAAAAGACCAGCCCCTTTTACTATGATCAATAATGATCAGGTGTCATCGCCACCTTGCTGAGAAGCAAAGTCAATGAACTCCTGAATGTCATTCCAGGACACCTGAGCAGCAGGGCGCAGGTAGTTCACACGGCAGATGATGTAAGCAGCTTTACCAGCAGTCGAGTCATCAGCACTAATGAAAACACCATCACCATCAACAGTAGTTGAAGTAACGCCATTCACGTTATATGCCTTGAACGTCGTATCTGCAGTCACCTTGTAGAACATGGAGTTTGCAGCATCACCAGCCACAATACCGCCAGTAGTAACAGTGGTCCAGAAAGGAATGTCACCAACGGTGGTATCGCCAACACCTTGAGCCCAGGCAGAGCTTGCAGCGGCAGGAGTAATGGCGGTAGCAGCAGCCAGACCATTGGCCTGAGTAGCAGGAACACCAAGGGGTGAACCAGAGTTGTCAGGACCAAACAGAATGAACTCACCAGTGGTACCACCAAGATTAGCGGTCACAGGAGAAGCAGGGAATGCGGGCTCGCCACCGGCAGGAATGTCCTGGCCAATAGCAATAGAAGCACCGTAAACATAAGCAGGACGTGCAGCAGAAGCTTGCACAACCATGGAGGTACGATTATCACGCACACGATCATCAGGACGACGATCAGGAGAAGGGATAATCAGCTCAAAGCTCTTATAGCTAGCTTTATCAGCAGCCAGGTTTTCAACCTTGGCATAACCAATCAGCTCATAAGCTTCGATACCAGGCCAACCATACACACCTTCAGTATTGAAGGAGGAGAGGCGGTTAATTTGATTACCGGGCTGCAGAATAGCACCGGCTTCAGAACGATAAGTAGCCATTGTTTAATTAACCTCCTATATCACTCAGTAATGGTAAAGGCAACAGTGGTGAAGTCCTTATTCAGATTAGCAAAACCAGCGTAGAGTTGCCAGATAAGAATAATGAAACGGCTGAAGTCATCATTGTTGTTAATGAGGACTTGAGCATTAGGACCACCGATACCAACGCCAACTGCCTGAGGACCGAAGAACAGAGCCGGAGGAGTATCATGAGAAATAGCACCAGAACCGTCACCAATGTCCACAGTGATGGACTTAGAGGGGAAGTTGGTGGACTCGAAGAAACGCACACCCTCAAACACAAAGCCGGAAGGCATTACGGGCTCACCGCCCACAAACTGGGCTTGACCATACTGGCCGCCACCGTAGAGAGCAGCGTTAGGAGCCATCATACCCATCAGGGGATTAGGCTGACCCATACCAGGATAGCGAGCCACTTCACGAAAGCCTTGATCGGCACGCAGATCCTTCATGAATGAGGGATCAGCAATACAACGATAGTAGCCATCAGCGAAGACGGGAACGTTACGCTTGCGAAGACCTTTGACCACTTCAAGGAGGTCAGTCTTCACATTGAACTTAAAGCGCTCAGAAGCATACTCAGTAGCAGAGTAAGCAGTCAGAGTAGTGGTACCAGTCTTGGCTTTGTTATTAGGATAGTAATAACCGCCTTGAGTGTCGGAAGATTGACCGCGAGATTCAGCCTTGAAGAGTTCATCAAGGAAGACGCGATCACGCCAACGACGATAGTCATCAAGCAGGGTGAGGCTGCCGATAGACTGGTGGAACATGTTCAGGTTGCCAGTGTCCAGAAGCAGACGCTGAGCAGTCATCAGGGTTTCACGAGCAATCTTAAAGGTGCTCGGAAGATTGGTGTTATTCGGATCAGCAGGACCGGTATACTCACGGAGAGACACCAGCACTTTATCCTTAACAATAGACCGGCTGTTAGCGGTACCAATCGTTTGATCTTGGGTACGCTCACGGCTGGTCTTGGTGCCAGGATTACCGAAGAAACGGTAACGGTCTAACTGAACAGTTTGACCAGGTTGCTTAGTAAAGTCGTGGACAACCACAGGCTCGCAAGCCATTTCCACGATGTATGCAGGGTGGGGACGGTAAAGTTCCGCACCAAGCAGTTTTGGAAAATCGTTATCAATAAACATTGTCTATTCAGCGTAAAGGGTAAGCTGATGTCAGAAGCCTTTAAATAAAGACTTCGATAACAGACAAACTGTTATCACTCCTGGAACAACAGTCCCATTACATAAAATTATACCAGGGCTTTATTTACAGCAATTAATAATCAAACTTCAGGATTAAATATAGGTTGAACACCAACATAACCGCTTAAACGATTATCGTAATCATAAACATTAGGAGGAACAGTTCCCATCCGTCCATATGGGTTTACAGTTGGCACCTGCATTGCAATTTGTTGAGCCTGAATCTCAGGATCAATTGGTCCAGCCTGCTGCATCATTTCTGCTTGCATAGCAGCTTGCAGCATCATATCTTTTGCTTGCTGTGCTTTTTTAACAGCTTTTTTTGCTGACTTTGCCATAGGTCAACCTTGTTGTTGTTGAGGCATCATGCCAACCGGAAGCTGACCACGCATTGCTTGCATTGCCATCAGCTGCTGCAGTTGTTGAGCCTGAATGGCGTCTTGAGTAATTTGAGCGTTACGTGCAGCAATACCAGACATCAAACCCATCTGACCAAGAGGTGAACCGGGAACTGCAAGATTAAGGTAGCCACCAGCAAGATCTTGGGGCATCATCTGACCTTGCCCATGAGGATCACCAATCTGCACTTGCTCGGGTTGACGGCGTTCTTCACCAGGGCCAGTAATGTTACCAGCACCAAAAGATACTCGGTCGCCAGCCATGCGTTGCTTTTCTTTCTTCATCATCATGGTTTTTATTAAATAAAAAAGGGGCAGTCATTACTACCCCTTATTTTACAACTTGTAATTATTGCTTACAAGATCACTCCATCACCAGCATCTTGCTGCGAAACACTTCAGGATTTTGCTGAGCAGCATTCAGATAACGCCAGGCATTAGCGGGATCACGATCAGCAAGGTTGCCAAAGCTATTCCAGAAGTCAGCGGGATTCCCCTGGGGCTGCGGCTGAGGGGGAACCGGCATCTCAGGACGCATGTACTGCTGAGGAGCAGCCTGAGGCGCCTGAGGAGCCTGCATCATTTGAGGAGCTTGACCATAACCCACTTCCTCATCGGGAATGGGATAAGGACCATTCTCACCAAAGAACTCACAGGTGTAATCAGCAAGCACGTCAGGATCAGTCAGGATCTTCTCATAAGCACGATGCTCATCAGCCAGCTCTTGAAGAAGACCAACAGCTTGCTGGAGCTGCTCATTATTTTGAATGAGGTTATCTTCCAGGTTGCAGCTGTACTGATTCAGGATTGCGGGAGCATCAGCGCCAAAGTGATTAATAACTTCAAGACTTGCTTCGCTTACCCCGTTTGCGAGGAGCTGGTCCCGGCTGATTTCCGGCGAAGTTTGGGAATAACCGTTGGAGTAAGCCGGGTTGTTCACGATCCCAGGCTGCGAGATCGGCTGACCCAAGTTGTTGTATTGGGGAACTTGCGGGGAACTGTAATTGGCCGGGACGGTTTGCTGGCTCGTATCCGACTGTTGACCCAGGAACGGGAGCTGCACTGGTGAACTCAGGAGCCCCACTACCCGATTGAACGCCTCCTTGTAAGGGTTCTCCGTTTGTGGTGCCGATTGGGGCACCTGGGGGGAGTATTGAGTAGGGTTGTAAGGGTTCTGCACCCCCATCTGGGCCTGCATTTGCGGGGCTGGGGCCACTGCTGCTTGTTGTGGTGCCACCCATTGGGAATTGGTAGAAACCGCTGGAGCCGTAGCTGCGGTCTGGACCGGAGCCGCGTAGCTGCTCGGTTGGGTCGGAGATGCTTGGGGTGCCGATTGGGTCGGCATTACGGTATCGGCCTGCATAGGTTACCTCTTTTTGTAGGCTTTCTAAAGTTCTGTAAAGGAAAGGAGTAAGATCAAGTCGTGGATCCGCAGCCATTGGAAGATCCGGTTGCTGAGGATGTGGTGTTCGCATTTCTTGATTGATTAGATCAATGAATTGCGAATAAGCCCTCTGTACTTGACCAACCATTCGGAATGGAAAACCGGAAAGCATTCCAGCAATTTCATCATCCGTTTTTGAAGGAAACAAATACTTCAGTGCTTCAATGCTATCAACCCCTAACTCTTGTAGGTTACGAGTAAAGATAGATTGATTTAATTTATCTTGTGCAGTGTCTTCATAAACAGGACCCATCCACCTCCATGAAACGGTTCGATCACCATCAGGAGCAAG